CTTTAGAGCCTTCTCCAGTTGATGCACGTTCTTAATTAAAGGAGTAAGTCCTTTGACCCCTTCTACCCCTTTAATTCCGAATTCACCGAGAAGTTCAACCGCACTGTGCCCCTCCTTTGTCATACGATTGAGACCTTTTATAAAAGCAGTGAATACCTCCCCAGCGTCTTGGGCAAAGGTCTTTTTTAACTCAGCCCCGGTCTTTTGCGTCACACGTTCAAGAAACGCAAGGCTTTCTCCTCCTTTTAATAGAGACTTTTCGATCAAGATCATGGACTTACTGATTGCCGATCCAGAAATTTCTGCACGAGCGCCCATCGCCTTTAACGCCGCGCCATAGGCTGCCGCAGTCTCGGAAGAGACTTCATAAGCGGCGGTTGCCCTTCCAATCTCACCAGCCATGTGGACAATTTCTTTCTCAGAAGCCGCCATTTGATTGCCCAATGACACGATCACACTTCCGAGAGTTTTAATCTTCTCTGTCCCCTCTCCTGCCGTATTGAGCAATCGAGCAAGCGACTTAGCCCCCTCCGCCCCTACAACATCAGACGAAATTTGCAGTTTAGCAAGTGTCTCCGTGAACAACGTCACATTTGCGACACCTTGAACCCCTAGTTGACCTGCCGCCTCTGCAATCTCCAACAACCCTTCCGTAGCTACCGGGACCTGCAAACTCATCTTTCGAATGTTCTCATTCAACTTTTGGATCTGCTGATCGGTCATATTAGTGGTCTTCTGAACAGCGATTAAGCCTTTGTCCAGCACAGAAAAAGCATCTAATGCCTTTTTGACAGACAGGCCAACCCCCAGCGATACCAATGCACCTTGCAAACCAAAAACCGTTTTCTTCAGCTTCTCCGTACGATCCTCTATCTTATTCGCAAAAGCTCGGTAGCGCCTTTCGGCCTTTTCAAGCCCTCGCGTATCGACCCCCAAGGATGCTGTCAACGATCCAAGATCCATCAGCTTTCCCTCAAATTCTCTGGTACCGGTTTTCCATGCCGCCTGTACCAATTAGGCGGGTACGGATATGGTGCAGCCACCTTAGGCTTATCTTCTTTTCCTAACGATTTACTTGACGCGAATGCCAGCATGGCTGCTTTCATCTCTTCCACAGACTGTTCCTCAGAAGACTTTCTCGATTTGTCCCCTTCATCCATCCATGGCATGAAGTCTTGAGGTTTTGCACTGAGACGTTTCTCTTTGGAACCAAATGACTGAGCAAAATTGTAAAAGGTTGACGTAAGGATGGCAATTCCGAGATCCCTCCTATAATCCCCAATTGGTTCCAACCTATTGTAAGCTTCCCATTCACTGATTTGCTCCGATGTCATTTGATCCAATAAATAATCTGGGTGTGAAAACCCTAGCGCTAAACAGAGTCGGAATCGGAATCGGCGGTCTGGCCGCCTTCGGAGTTTTTTACCATGTTCTCCTTGTCCTCTTCCGAAATCTTATTGAGCTTCTGACTGGCATTGACAATCAATTCAATCCTGGCCGCACTCATGTTTTGGCTGAGCGTCCCAATGTCATTCGTGGTAAGGAGGTTCTTCCCCTCCTTGTTACAAAGAGTGTTGACTGCCAACTTTGCCCGAAAGTCTCCCAAATTTCTTTTGTACTCCGTTTTCCCATCAGCTTGCTTTTCTTCTCGCATTAACGACTGTTCGAAACGATCACGCTCACGAGCTGTCATTTGTCGAACAAAACAAAAGTCTTCTTCACTAAGAGGCACTTTCTCAATCTTCAATTCCTCTTTTGCCAATAATTGATCTCTTCCAAATTCTCCCATGATTAATCTCCCTTGTTTTAGATCATGCCCCTGATTAGGACATGGTTACTGGTTTACGCTCCTGCACTCGGTCCAGAACCTGAATCAAGCGTGACCGCTCCACTGACTTTTATCGTTACATCAGCAGTGATCACGCCGTCTGTCGGTACGGACAAGGGCAGCTCAGTCACAAGCCCCTCAAACTCCAGGGTCGTGGTTTCATCATCCGGGAGGACAATTTCATAATTCTGAGCATTGTCATCCTCGAAATCATCCTTCATCTGCTCGTAAGTATCCCGAGTGAAATTCATTGTCAAAGACACAGTACCAGGGTCCCGAAAAGCCGCGATGAAGGTTTTATACCCTCCCGTGGTGTCCAACGCAGTTGTATCACTGGTCCCTCGGCTCATGCCGGGACCACTGATGCTTTTGATCTGCGCGATTGACTCCCAAGACCCGGTAGCTGAATTCCACCTTCTGAATTGGGTTCCTACTCCACTAATTGCTGGCATTAGTTATCACCTTTCCTTTCTAAAAAGTTAATAGTTTAACGACGCTGGATATCAAACGTCGTCACGAAACGCGCCCGATTGTTCTCATCCCAATCCAGCAAGGCAGGCTCGATTGAGCAAGCAATCAGACTATACAAAGTGCCGTTCCACGTTTCCTGTCCCCGGTTATGGAGCAGCAACTTTATGTCATTAATCATACCCCAAGCATCCAGGTAGGCTGTATCTCTGACCCTGACCTGGACGGAAGGATAAAAATACCGATACTCATTACTGTAATACATCTCCGGCCTGAATCCCGGTGTGTCGAATATGGTCACGCAATCATTGGGTAATTCAGGCTCCCTGCCGATGAACAGATTTGAACCAAACGTGAGACCGAGAGACCCCGCAACTAACATGTCTGAAATGTCTTTACTTGCTGGGTTCATACCTTCGCCTCTTTCTTGATGATGTCAAGGATCTTGTCTGTGTTTCTTTTCAGAGCAGCCTCAAAGAACTTGGCCCCTGCTTCGGGGCGTTTAAAATTGGCCCCAACATTCTCATGGACATACCAAGCATAGTTTGCTGTAAAACCAAGCCTCATTTCATATCCTTTACTGTGCTCCCGTAAATCTGTGAACCAGCTCCCTCGAAGATTCCCAGTGTCAATAGGAATCTTCCGGGGCCCCTCGTCCATACTACGCCAAATTAAAGCCGCGGACTTAATCAACCCTTTGGCAGACGCTCCTCCCATCTTCTCAATTTCATTGTTCAGATTCCGAAGAACCTTGTCCATGCCCTCAATCTTTGCCATTACAGATAGGCCTCCCGGACAAAGTCAGTCGAACTCTGGAAAAGAGGGGTCTTTACAAATCGAAGGATCTCCCACGCATTCGTCAAAGAGGTAGGGTTCTCTTCGGATGCGGAGTCCAGATCATCCAAAGTCCCCAGAAGGATCAGCCCTCCCTCGTCCACATCTTGTGTCAGAAGAAGTCGGGCTCGACTGACGACTTCCTTCCCGTCCGCATTCTTCACCATCTGAGTTTGATCATCCCAACGGCAAGAGATCTCAACAGGGTCGTCGAAGGAATAACTTCCATATCCGTCAGCCGTTGGATTTCCCCAATAGACTGCTGTCTGGACACAAACAGAGGAAACGAAATCTAGTAATGGATCAGTCATTGTCTATCCTCCGCCGATACTGTCGATGGGAGATATATTGAGGATCTGGCGCCGCTTCACCCACACATGTCGCAGGAATCCACACCGGATCATCATGCCAAGGATTATTACAATCATCAAACTCATCACCTTTCTGAATAATTTCACCTTTTTCTAACCTTCGATATTTAATCATTCCAACTTGCAACGGCGGTTATTGACGCCGCCTTGCCTCCTAATGATGAAAACTTTCCTGTTGAATCAAGGGTCATAACCGCTTGCCCGTAGAGAGTAGACTCAAGGCCCATCCCAGTTTTCCCTTGATAGACTGCTTTCGCTGTCCCGGCTTCACCCGATACAAGTTGTCTCCTGCGAGTAGACGCCATTAAATGAGCAGCAAGCCATCGCTCGATCTCAGCTTTCAAGGTGTCAGTCAAGGTAGTATCAGATCCAAGAACTTCGCTTACCAGAGCATTGGCCCCGGAGATGTAAGCATTGACTTCAGCTTCCGTGAGATCTCCTACATCTATAATCTGGCCCACCTCTGTGGCCGTTGTTCTATACGCCATTATCTCTTCCTCCGGGCTTTCCACAGCTTCGGATCAATGAAGTTGTAAATCTCACTCGACCAATCCAAGCCAGCCCATTCAATCGCCTCATACAATTGTTGATAATCCCCTGTGACCATCCGCTCCGGCCAAACCACTTTCACATTCAACCCTTCCTGAATCATCTCGACAAACCGTTGCTCGTGCCATCGAACCCACCAGAGCCACCCATCTCGCTCTGTCTCAACCCCGACCTTCTTCTGGTTCTTCAGGTTTGTGAACGCCCGCATGAACGATGTTTTCAGACAGGAATTGATAATATCCCCAGTTCTCCTCCGAACAATTATCCACTTGGCGTTAGGGAAGGCGTAGTGCCATAACGGCCATACCAGAACCATCTTCGCTCCCTTATACATCCATGAGCCATCTTCATATCCCTGAGATTGGATTACACTCTCAACCCTGCTTTTCCAGTTCAGGGGAATCTTCAGGTTCTCAATATCCGGGAGAGGGAACTGCCCCATCTTGTCAGCCCCTACGCTTTGAAGGTACGGCTTGACGATCTGCTCCCGAATCACGTGATTCTCAAACATCCCTTTTGCATTGTTTTTATTCGGGCCGCTCATGTTTCCGCCGAATGCTCCGCAGAGGTTCACACACCCTGCAACCATCGAGGTCCCGGATCTCGCACAGCCCGTGATTAATATAGGGGCATCCATTATATGTCCCCCAGTTTCATATTATCAGGAAGACCGCCATTCCTAGTGAAGGTGGGAGGGGCAAGTTGAGTTTTACCACCCTTATTCTCCCTCTGAATGTCATCCTCACGATATTCAACATACATCTCTTCAATTACATCCGAGTTTTCGAAGCCAACAAACTTATGCCGCTCCCCCGGCTTCGTGGTAAACGATTGTCCCTCTGTCAAATAAACTGTTGAATTGTGATCGAACTGCTCAACGATTATTGCAATCCTTCCACTCAGCACCACAAAGAGGTTGTACTTCTCCTGATGCCTGTGGAATGAACATTCATACCCCTTCTCGATCTTCAGATAGGAAACCGCATGAGTTGAATCTTGCCTGATTAGCCATCGCTCTCCCCAGACCTTCGCTTCTCTTTTCATCTCCAATTCTCCTTCACCCAACCTTGGTTAAGTTGATGAGGCCGTGGTCGGCCATGAAAGCAGACGATCCTCGCCTCTTCCGGTAAACCCTTATTGCAATTCCTCTTGTAAGAATAGATCCCAGGTATCAAGCTCTGGAGATATTTCGGGGTTTCCCCATAATCTGCCAATGTCTCGGAGATGTACTGCTGGTCCCCCCGGTTATATCGCTCTATCATGGATGAATCGAACTTTTCGTAGATGAAAGAGTATGTCCCGCTGTTCCTCCATGCCATGATGCCGGAAGCAAACAGACCTGCCTCCAGGTTCTTCTTATTCCAGGGCCGGAGGGCAGCTACAGTAAAATCCTCCTGGAGTAGCTTATCTATGTTCCCAGTGATTACCGTGTCCAGATCAAAGTAGATTACGATCTCACTATGAGTTAGATCCGACCGGAACAGCTCGACCTTTGACCACCATCCAGGCCAATTCTTCTCCAGTTTTACACTCCTGCAGATGGATGGATCTATATCCATATCCGTCAGACAGACAAAGTCGTGAGGGACTGTCGTATTTCTCGCAACCGCGTTCTTCAGCTTGACAACGTAATCGAGTGTGAAGTCACCGCCGGATCTGAGGACGCAGGCCACAGTCCTGGTTCCATTCACGCTGCGCTTCTCCGCTTTCTTCTCGATCTTTACGGGCGGGAAATCCAAAACCGACATGCTTTTTACCATCAGCTTCTCAACCGTGAGGCTTTTCGTATTCACCGTGAAATACGTCTTGTCCTTTGTATATGGCGGACATGAATTCCAGGCGAACTGGCTATTGTAATAATCGTTCCAGATAATGAGCGTCTTTGCTCCGAGAACCGTTGACAGGATGGTAAGCCCGGAGGGGAACCCCACAACCATCTCCGCTCCGCGCATCAGCCCGAATACCTCGTCAAGCGTAGTCTTGCCCAGGAGATCCACACAGCCGGAAGCCTTTTTCAAATGCCTCAACACCCGGTTGCTCGCATCCCAAGGAGCGCCCACAAGAATTGGCGTGTATCCTGTTTTCTCTGCGAAGAATTTGATGTAGCTGATAATCTCGACCAGGGGGAACTCTTTTACCCAGTGCTGATATGTCCCCTGGAATACGAAATAGAAAACGACGTATTTCCCGTATCGCTCGGCTACCTGTTTCCTGAAAGCCTCCTGCTCCAATGACACGAACAGCGGGATGTCCCAATGGCATTTCAAATCAGGATCAACCTTATCAAGCGCGAACCCCTTCCCCATGTATCCGTTATGGCTTATGAAATAATCGCATTTCGCCACATTCGGGAACACCGTATTCCCGCATCTGCAATACGCTTCTCTCCATAGGGGTCGGTTGCTTTTCCCCTCGATACTCCGAACCTGATCCGCTGAATGGACAAACGGAACCATCCTGATAAAAGGGAAAGCCCTGTCATGGGCATTGTAAGAGTCTGCGTGTCTGCTGGCGATATAGATGTCCGGCAGACCAAGATTCTCCCTCTCCAAGAAGGCTTCCAACTTGACCAGCTCCCAATAAGAATCCCCAATACCCGGAGGCAGGAGGATTGACGGGCGGGCCTGCGCTGGCTTCTGTACCTTGAACACCGCTTTTGCTTCTACCGGCTTATTGACTGAGACAACCTTGAATCCGGCATCCTCCAATAGCCCGGAGAATTGCTTCAGCGTGAAAAACCAGATATGCTCGGCGTACTTCCAGTGATGAGCACCCTTCTCATGGAAGAAATCCGGGATCTCGATGAAGCCCACACCGCCTTGATCCATGACGCGAAACACTTCTGCCAGGAATCCAACCGGATCGAGTACATGCTCGACAACGTCATGGCATGTAATTGTCCCGAAATGATCGGTGGGGAAATGGACATCCTCGAATCGCTTCTGGTATGTAAATTCCTCCGTTTTAGAATAATGATATTCCCCGATCTCACAGCCAACAGCCTCGATCCCCCTTCCCCTGCATACATCGATGAATGCTCCGCTGCCTGATCCAATGTCGAGCAGCCTGGATTTCCTGTCTATCCGATAGGAGGAAAACCTTTTCCGGGCCAGATCCAGATCATTTCCATAGTTTTTGATCGAATATTTATCCCCGACAGGCGGATATTCGTTCTTATAATAGTCCAAGCACTCTTCTTCGGTTTGAAACGGCAAATGAACCTGCCTGACAATTAAGCATTTGGGGCATGTGGCCAGGGCAAGCTCTCTGGGCATAGATTGGCCTGTCCCAGACGTAACAAAGCCCTCCCTGGTGCTAATTTCCAGCTCTGTGTTACCGCATAGGCATCGCTCAGGCATCGTACACCCCATTCACAGCATCTGTTATCTTCTTCCTGTTCATT